AGCCGAGCCAACGCTTGTAGCTGATGCCGAGCTTCTGGCAGATTCGCAGTTCCCTTACTGTCTGCGGATTATCCGCGAGGCTGATTCGAGTGCGTCTTTTGGGTCGATGAGCTTCGCATTCAGGTCACGGATCGCGTACCAGATGGGGCTGATCTGGCCGTCGGACAGTTCGGTCATGACGTTGGCCAGCTCTTCCACGGGGGTTTCCGGCACGGTCTTCCTGACCATGAGTCTGACGGCGTCGGCGCAGATGTCCTCGATGTGTTGTTTCGGTACGCCGTTCTCGGTGACGGTGTTCGCCTCGAGTACCTGACGCCACTGGGAGAGCGGCAGCGCCTCCAGGGTGATGCGGACGGTGTCGTCCTTCACCTCGTCGCGCAGCCTGTCGATTTGTTCGGCGATGCGTTTGGCGGCGGCGTTGCCGCCTTCGGTCACATGTTGCGCCATGGCGCGTTCCAGGTCGGCTCCCAATGCGGCGACCTGTTCGGCCTTCTCCTGATCCAATATGAGGTCGACGTCCACGCGCTTGCGCTTCACTTCCAAAGCCATGATTATCCCTTTCTGAAAGTCTGAAAACCTTTCTGAGAGAGAGAAGAGAGATTGCCTGTGCGGGGCCAGAAAGGCTTAGAATCCCCGCACGGAAGAACTTGTCAGGCTGCGGTCAGCACGGCGGTCTCGGACTCCCAGCCGGGAGCCTGAGCGAACAGCGGGATCTGACTGCGGATCATGGTGTTCGCATCCGGGTTGATGACCTTCTTTTCGCCGCACTTCACGCTCACGACGGTGAGCTTCTGGCCGGAGTCCAATGGCGCGTCGGTGGCCATGCCGCGGCGACGCACGATATAGCCGGACGCGCCCTCGTGCATGAGGGTGACGGCCTCGTTCTGTTCCTCGTGCTCCGTGTTCGTGTTGTCGATGACCTCGATGCTGATGTCGCCGGCGCTCTTGCGGCCGGGGGCCCCGAAGTCCTGCACGGTGTTCTCGCGCTGGTCGGACACGGTGTCCTGCGACGGGTCGAAGCTCCAGCCGCCAAGCATGACGTAGTTCGAGATGTCGGTGCCGGCCTCGATCTCGATGATGGTCGGGGCCTTGATGTTCTTGATCGCCGGCACCCAGATGGTGGTGATGTTGCCCTCGGCACTGGTGCCGGGAATCTCTGTACCCAGTTTCAGGGTCATGATGCGCTCCTTAAAGCAAAAGCCACCCCCGTATGGGGTGGCGTTGAAGGCTTTTGGTAAATGATTGGTTGATTACGGTCGGCTCCACGTGAATCGGAACCGGAGGACGCGCACCTGGTAGCGGCGCGCGGTGTCGTCGGCGGTCAGACCGGCCGGGTATGCGCCGGAATCCTCGTACAGGGTGAGCTGGCCGACCGTGTAGCCCGGCGGCCGGGTGGGGGAGCGGTTCGCCAACGCGGGAATCAGCATGTCGTCACACCAGATGTTCACACTGTCGGCGGTGGTGCTGACGGCGCGAACCTCCAACAGGGCGGAGTGGGCGGTGAACCGCATCGTCTCCGCCGCCACATGACGGTCGGTGGAGACGCGCGCGATGATCCACGGCGGCATCTCCGACTCCAATGGCTCCTCCTGCCTGTACACCTTCACGCCGGACGGCATGGAGGGCAGCAGATCGAGAACCGCATTGGTCAAGTCCATGACGCTCATAATCCGATGGCTCCTATCAGCATGTCGTCGGCCGCGTCTCCCACGTATTCGGCGAGCGTGGGCAATTCCTGTTCGGCGAACTGGTAAAACCAGTGGGTTCCGCCGCCTTTCGCGGTGCCGAAGAACGCGATGTTGGCCAAGTCGGAAGCTCCGCCGTCGCGGGGGCTCACATCCGCATAAATGGTGGTGCCGGTGCTGCCCATTTCGTAGCCGATGCCGATACGGCTGATCGCGTAGTTCGATGATGTCTGCAGGTCGGAGATGACGCCTTCCTTGACGTTTTGCGCGCCCTTCTTCACCGCCTGCGCGACCTTGACCGAAGCCATGGCGTGCGCTGCGGCGACCCTGCGGCCGAAAGCGGTCAGCTCCGAAGCGTCGACTGTCACGTCACTCATTGCTGTTGCCCACCTCCTTCACGTTCCACCGGCATGCGGTGGAGTGTGTCTTCTCGGACTGCATGTTCAACAACCGGAGTTTCCTGCCCTTGAGATTCGGGTCGGCGGCTTCGGTTATCTCGCACACGTCGCCCGGCAATAAACCCGTGGTGCCGTAGGGGAAATGCACGTACATGCTCCACACGGGGGTGACGGCACCCAACGCTTCGACGATGCCGCCCTCCGTGTTCTCGGCGGCCAGACCGCCCGAGGTCTGCACCTTGCACTTGCCCTCATACACGGTGTTCGCGGCCGGTTCCACCAGTCCCGTTTCGGGGTCGGTGACCGGTTTGCCCATATGGGTGACGCGGCATTGGTCGGTCATCAATGATTCGGCGAGCTGTCGGCCTCGGTTGAGGATGTGCTGCACGTTCATCGGAACACCCCTATGGCGATGCCTCGCATGCCGAACCTGTTGCGGAGGGCTCGTTTCGTGCCCTCGGGCAGTTCGAGTGCGTCGATGATCTCGGAGTCGCCCTGACGGTAGCCGATCTGCACGTCGTCGATTCGTGCGTACGATTCGTCGCGGTGAGCGCCGGGGCCGCCGTTCGACTGCTGGACGAGTCCGGCTGCGACCATGCTGCACACGAGGCGCACGATGTCCGGGGGGATCGGGTCATAGCCGGCGAGCATGGTGACGGTGATGGAGCGGGGGACCATGTTCGGCAGGCTCCACAGGCTTTCCCTGTACAGCGCGTTGCCGAGCAGTTTCCAATCACCGGTCTGCTCGCCGTCCATGAGCACGCGGCTCACGGAAATCACGGGGCGCATGGGCAGGTCGAGCCTGCGTGAGGTTTCGCCGGGGATGGTCACCGTGTATTCGCCGCGTGTGATGGGGCAGCCGGCGGCGTCGCGCACCGCTGCGGAAACCGATTCGAGCAGCTTGCCCGCGAGCTTTTCGTCCGCGTATTCGATGCCGTATGAATCAAGGTCCTTGATCGTTGCCAGCGTGTCCATGAGCCCCCCCTTATGCGGTTATTCGGCTTCGCCCACGTAGGGCATGGCCTCATAGCTGCCGGCCATCACTTGCCCACCTTGAAGTGTACGGTGGCCAGCGCTTCGGGGCGCACGACCTTCGCGCCGTACAGGTGCAGCCCCTTGACGATGTCGTCGAAGCCCTTCTCCTTGCGGGTGGCCTCGACCTTGGCGATCTGCTCCGCGAACGTGGTGGCCGCGTTGGTGCCGGCGATGATGACGTTGCCCTCATCGGTCTGAGCCGAGGCAGAGCCGCCCTTGGCTGCGGGAGCGTTGTTGGACTTGAGGATGGTCATGCCCGCGGCCTCACCGACCACGCCGTTGAGCAGCGTGGAATGAGCGGACTCGGCGCCAGCGACGAAACGGCTGTCCTTGCGCAGCAGACCGTAGAAGTCCGGGGTGACGATGACCCAACGGCCCGCGTCTGGCACGTTCTGCTTGTCCAATGCGGTGGCCAGATCCACGATGGTGTCGTACGCCTTGGTGGCGGTGGCGCCGGAAATCGGGTCGAGCTTGCTCTTCGCGCCTGCTGCCATCAGACCGGCCAGGTACTGGTCGGTCAGGTCGCGCAGCTTGTAGGCGGCGTCCCGGGAATATGCGGCGGTCAGGTTGTTCATGGCCTGGCGCTTCTCCACGTCGTCGATTTCGAACGCGAAGTACTTGCTCTGGTTGATGACGAGTTCGCCGGCGTCCTTGTCGGTGGCCGGTTCGATGGTGATGTCGGTGTGGGCCGTGTAGTCGCCGATGCTGATGTGCGCGATGCCGGTGATGTGCACGGTGTCGCCGTAGTTGGCGATGTCGCCCTCGTAGTCGCGGTTCACTGCGGAACCGTAGACGAGGTTCTTCTGGAGTTCCAGCAGGATGTTGGCGCTCCACAGTTCGGGAATGAAATTGGTGATGGCCATTTAAGGCCTCCTTCCGTTAGTTGGCTCCGAGCAGGTCCTTCAGTCGCCCGTCCTGTTGGGCTTTGACGATTTCTGCGGGGCTCATGGTTTTCAGGTCGTCTCGGGTGAGCTGACCCTGATGGCGGTCGCCGTCCCGTGTTCCGCTGGGCGGCGTGATGTTCGCACCCGAGGGTGCTTGCTCGGCTTTCCCGAGATAAGGTTTCTGTTCCAGCAGTTCGCCGATCGAATTGGCGATGGCCTGGCTGTCCACGCCGCCGTCAGCCGTGACGGTGAACTTGGACAGGTCGAGGTAGCGCAGGGCGTCGGCCGGGTCGGTGAGCTTGCCGCTGGCTGCGGCGCGGACTTCGGCCTTGAGGATGCGCTGGTTGGCGGCGGCAAGGGCCTCGTCCTTGACGGCCTGTTCCTTCCGGGCGGCCTCGTATTCGGCCTCCTTGCCCTGCAGGGCGGCGATCTGTTTTTCGAGTTCGTCGACCTTGTCGGCCTTGGCGTAGGCTTCGTTCAGTTTCTTTTCGAGGTCGCGGTTGACTTTCCGCTGTCCTTCGAACTTCGACTGCCAATCCTCGCCGCCGGTGTTCTCCGGCTTCTTGGACTTGTTGTCGCCTGTCTGCTGGTTCTGGTTTGCGGGATCCATGTTCTTCCTTTCGATTCGCTGGATCATTGCTGGAAAATCTGTCCGCCGGAGGTGACCCATCGGCGGTATTCGCGTTCGCATTGGGCGGCGATTTCGGGGGTGAGGGGCATGCGGCCATCGTTGGGGTTGCGGCCCTCCAATACGGCCTCGTAGCGGAGCTTCGCGGTCTGAACGCGCTTCTCGGCGGCGGTCAATAGTTCGACGCGCCCCTGCCGGTACGTGTTGTCGTGCAGCCACATGCTTTTGCGGATCTCGGGCACCTTGCCGCGCCAGTCGTTGTCCACGAAATATCCGTTGGCCTTCAACGCGGCTATGGTCTTCTCCCGGTCGCCTCCGGTCAGCGAGTAGATGCCGTCGATGGACAGGCGGCGTTTCATCCTCCGGCCGGACTGTTGCGCGTATTGCATGCTGGCCCACCCGTATCGTGTGGTGCCCTCGCTGGTGGTCAGCGCCGTATAGCCTTTGCCCACCTTCCGCATGCCGCGTTTCGAGTTGACGACCTGGTAGATGTCGGCGCCATCGCGGATGGCCTGCGCGTAATTCGCGCCGAAGCGCTTGTCCTGCTCCTCACGGGAGAGGCTTTTGAAACCCTCCATGGGGTCGCTGATCCACCCCTGTTGTTTGGCCATGCCCTGGCTGCAGGGCACGTGGCGGCCGTGGCAGTGCGGGTGGCGCAGGAACCCCTCGTTGAAGCGGAACCATTTGCCGGCCAATATCATGCACCTGTCGCAGCAGGTGGCGGACTCGACACGCACGTAGCCGACCTTGGGACGGCTGGTGATGTCCAGTGATTCCGCCTGGCGGGCGGTGTCCATGACCGCCAGAGAGGTAAGCATGACCAGCAGGTTGCGCCCATATTCCAATGCCTCCAACGGGGAGCTGCCGGTGCGTATCGCGTGCAAGGCGGCGAACACTGGGGATTGGAAGTAGGAGGCGATGTCGAGGCCGGACGGAGCCCAGCCTGCGAATGCGTTCGGGTTAGCCAAAGCATGGGGAGTGACGTACACGCCCTGTTCGGCGAGCATCATGCCGCTCGCGTCGATGGCCGTCTCCGCCGACTTGGTTTGGATGGTGGAGAACAGGGTGAGGAAGTCGCGGCTTATCGACTTCCACGACGCCTGGATGTTATTGGCGTCGACCCTATTCCATGTTCTGCGAGCGGCCCTGTCCGCCGCCAGCTCCAACGTCGCCAGCCGTTTCTGACTGTAGGCCAGCACCTGAGATTCGACCGCCATCAGCGCCTCCGATCTGCAGGGCACGGTTCAACGATTCGAGTTCGGGGTCGGCCATCTCGTCGGCGCGCATGCGCATGATGCGCTGCACCTCGTCCGAGCTTTGGCCCATCTGCTCCGCGACCCATTGGATCGGGAAGCCGAGCTGCTTGTATTTGAGCATCGCGTCCGCCATCAGGGTTTCGCTGCGATACTGCGGGGTCGCGAACTGCACCTTGGAGTCGGCGATGATGTCCGCCTCAGCCACGTCGTTCTCGTAGCGCATGGCGATGCTGCAGATGTCGCGGATGGGGGATTTCAGGAAGCTGATGCGTTCGATGGTCTTGGATACGAGGCCGGCTTCGGCGACCTCGTAGCCTGTGGCCGGAACCTCCGCGTTCGTCAGCAGGTAATGGCCGGGGGTGCGTGTTTCGGCGGCGATATGCTCCACCGCTTTTTCGATGACCGGGATGAACACGTTCAGGTTCGAGCTTGACCATTCGCCCAGGTTCACGTTGTCGCCGGTGAACTGGTAGATGCGCTCCAGCACCTGCTTGTCGAGTTCGATGGGCTTCTCGCCGACCTGCTGTCCCTCCTCGTTGTAGACGGGCTCGACGAGCGGGTCTCCGCCGAGGATGACTCGTGCCGGCAGTGAGGCGTAGTCCAATGCGTTCAGCAGGTAGGCCCATACGACGTTGACCGTGTCCTGCATCGATTCGACGTGCGCGATGTCGCTGATCGGCGCATTGTCCAATAGCATCTGGTTGCGGAACTCGCGAAGGGGGATCGTGTCCAGACCGGTGGGCTGAGGGTCATTCATCTTCCAGCCGTACACGTCGGGCGGCACGCGCTGGTCGGTCAGATCGAGCATCTTCTTGCGTTCCATGCTGACCGTCCAGCCGGGCAGCATGAGGGTGCCGTACTCCTTGTCGTCGCCCTGCTGGATGAGGAACCCGGCTGACGGCTGGCCGGTGCGCGCATCGTAGATGACTGCGGCGCTGTCCGGGTGCTCGAACGTGATGCGGGCCCTGCCGTCGACCTGCGTGACCAAAGCGAACGCGCGGCCCGTGGTGGTCATCATCAGCGCGGCTTCCTGAAGTCCGCGTTCGAAGTCGTTGCGGTCGAGGCATTTCATGATGCCGGTGCCGAGCTTCACGTCATCATAAGGGACGAAGCCCTTGAACTTGATGCGTTCCACCGGGGCCTGCGCCACGGGGAGGCACCAGTTGTCCGAGAAATCGGAGAACCGGTCGCTCATGTAGCGCTTGAATTCCTTGGACGCGAACTTGAGCTTGCCGCGTTTGCCCAAGACGTAATCGGTGTGGGTGCCGATGCTGGGTCGACGGAACTGGATCTTATCGGCCAGTCGGTTCGCCAATGAGGACAGTTCCTGCTGGCTGTAGTCCATCAGTACCTCCTTCTGGTCGATGATCCGGTAAGCATGTAATTGTGTTTGCGAGCGCCCCAGCCGGCGGCCCGTGCGTCGCATGCGGCTTCGTGGGCGAGCACGCTGGTCACGGCGGCGTCTATTTTCCTGTTCTGTTGGGGTTTCGCCAGCCCGTAGCGTTCCAGGGTCTTGGCGACCTTTCGCGCGTTCATCATGTGGGTGCGGGTGATGGGGCAGCCGTCCTGCGTGATGCGATGTGTGGTCAGGTCGGCCTCGAATCGGCGCAATGCCTCGTAGACGGCTCCGATGCGGGAGCTGCCCGACATGCTCCACGGTAGGAATTTCTTCGGCCCGTAGGCCCTGTCCCATGCCTCTATCTCCGATTCCCATGACAGTTCGTCGCGGAAGCCGGGATCGCAGTAGGCGCGTTCTATCTTGTAGCGTTCGTTGAGTTCCGCCCATGCTGCGGATACCTCGGCGCGGGGGATGCGGCCGCCCCACTGCTTCGGGTTCCAGATGGTCGCACGCCGGTCGGGCCCGTATCGGGGAGTGAATATCAGCCCGTCGAGGGTCTCCATCTTGATGCATGTCCAGTCGTCGTTCTCCGAACCGTCGAAGCCCGCGCATACGCGCGTGCCTTTTGGCGGGTTCGGCAACCAGAGTTCAT